TGGTCTACGGCGATCATGCCGCCTGTTGCTTGTAGAAACGTGCTTATGCAACGTTCTGCTAAGTCTTTGTAGTCGATCATTTGTTTAACGCCTTCCATGTATTTTTCCCACAAATGCCGTCTGCTTTTAGTTTGCGGCTTCGCTGAAATCTTTTTAACGCGGCGATAGTCATACGGCCCGCTATACCGTCTATGCCTGATTTTTTCGGGTGCTTAGAAACTCTGAAACCTAAATCAGTTAGTTTCTTTTGCATGACCTTAACGTGTTCGCCTCTGCTGCCCCTGCGTACCGTAGGCATTGTTTTAGCTACTATCGCGGGTGCTGGTGGCGGTGGTGCTTTAGTTAGGGTTTTATCTTCTTTACCCTTCATGGCTGGTGCGGGGAACCACTGCCATTTACCGTTTAAATAACCGTAAGGCTGCATGTGCCAATTTTCGCTAGGCACCGTTTTCCGTATTCCCCATTCTTCAGCCGCCGCGTGAAATTCTGCCCAAGATAGGCCACCGCTTAACCGAATATCAACAGCGTAAGCGTAGCCATCTTCTTGTTCTAAATGCCATGACCCGCGAAACTTACCGTTAGGCCCGAAACGTCTATCAGGATTCGCGGCTAGGTTGCCGGTACCTGCACGATAGCGCCGATATAATTCGACCTGTTGCTGGTAGGTCCGGCACCCGCTGACGATCTTAGCTCTGCCTTTAACCCTAGAATCATGTAACAACAGGTGTTCTAAACGTTCAATAAATTTAGGGTGTAACTCTGTTAAACGCACCCATTTACTAGTTGTAGGTAAATCAGCCATTTTTAAGCCTCCAAAGTGGCGACGCGTTGCCGTAAACTTTTAACTTCTTGTATCAACAACGGTACAAGTTTTCCGTAATCAAGTGAAGCCGGTAAGTATCTTTCAACTTCTTCTTCTTCGCCGGTGTCTGGGTTAGTTTCTATTTCTTTCACTGTTGCTGGTTCTGCGATAATTCCTTTCGGCATACCATCAACTAGTATTGCTTCTTGAGCAAATAAGCCTAATTGTTCGCCTGCGTCGGGTGAATTTTTCCAAGTAAATTTATGGATTTTCAGATCGTCAATTATGGAAGAAACATCGCCTGCGTCGCCGAGATCGTTTTTTAAGGTTTGGTCTGATGTCGTAGAGAAATTAACGCTATCGCCGCCGGTCCCACGGATACTTCCGATTGTGGTGCTGTCGCCTTTTCTTATTAAAATCCAGTAATCGCCGGTATCGGGTGAGGTGCTGTCGGTACCGATGCGAAGAATACCGCCATACACGCCGGCTGAGGCAACATCGCGGTTATTGTGAAACTCGTAAGGTAGTATTCCCGCCTCCCCTGACTGAACAAATATTTGCCTGTTAGCATTAGGTGATGCACCAATACCTACACGGCCAGTAGGGCTTATTATCATTGCGTCATTTGTTATGCCACTAGCGTAACTATTAGACGTACCGAAATGAAGTTCAGACCCTGAACCTGTGTATTTCATACCGATGCGTGCGGCTGGGTCCGTACTATTCCCGTCAAAATCAAGACAAGTAAAATCGTCCACCGCGCCATCGCTGTTATATAGCGTCACAATGCCCCTAGTGTCATCTGTGAAATCAGTTATGTCTTGATCGGCTTTAAATGTTGAAGCGCCAGTAGTGGTAATAGAAGTAATGTCTAAATCGTTTAAGTTTGCGGCGGTTAAAACTTCGCCTGATGAAAATGCCATGTTTTTATCCTACTTTGTTTGTGTCTAACACGCCTTGGATCGTGCTATCTAATATGAACGCGCCGTTAGTTACCGCGTCTACTGTGCCTAGTTTTATTTTCCAATCTGTAGGCGTTGCTGTCAATGTTACACGATTAGCTAACACGTTTTTAGTATTTGACGTGCCGCCGGCCCCTGTCCATTTGATTTGTAAAGGCCTGCTGAGTGCCGAATAATACCAAGTCGCCGGCGCTTTAAGTATTTGCTTCACATAATTCAAAGCAGCGTCAGCACATTTGCTTTCAATCATCGACCCTGTTATCTCTAAAGAAGACGGCGTGAAATTGACTTCATTAAAACGGTTAGTAAACCATTGAGCGTAACTTAAACTATCTGTGTCGCTGGTTAAAGGCAGCCCGCTAATAGAAACACTTTTAGGCCCCCATGTAGTCGATCCTGTGTTATTAAACGAATACTGTGCGGTGCCGCTAGTGCGGTTTATTTCTGCTTGGGTAACAAATTCGTCATCGTTAAATTCTAGTTTCAATTCCTTAAATGGTAGCTCTGTGGAACCTAACGCGCCTGTAGTTCCGTTAAAAACTAGCGGGTAAGTAGTGTAAGTGCCGCTAGTAGCAACATTAGAAAATAAATACTTTCTTGGTATCACATAACCGATGTAACCAATTTGAGATGGAGATAGCCACGCCATTTGTGCGGGTAAAATAGTGCCACCATCGGAAGCAATCAAAGTATCTGCGGCATCGCCTAAATAATCTCCTTTAGCGACAGTTACAGATAAATCATCAANTAAAGCNTCAGCNNCGGCGGTACCAATATCAGGCAGCCACCATGTTATCAAAGCGCTACCGGCACCNTATAAAGGCGCGGACGTTGTTTTGAAATCGTTTGTTAATTCGTAAAAAACATTGTCGATCTTGTCATTTATTGTTTCCGCTGACTGCATTGTGAAACGTGCAAAGAAAGTAAGCCAATCTACTGCCGTTAAAGTCACCGTAGATGTATAACCGTCATCGACGAAATTAAAATCGTTTATTGGCCCCGAAAAGTAAGGCCCCTCTAAATAGTTACTGGGGCTTCCAATTATTGCCGGCGGTTCGCTAGTGCCTAATCTTGCTTGAATATGCAACGGTTCAGCAAACCAGTCTGTACTAGCGTAAGTGCCGCCGCCTTCCGGCGTTAAAGCCCCGTCGCTGTTATCTAAAACAACTTGTGTTGTGGTTCGCCCGACTTTACCTAAATACGCTTGGTTATCGACTTTAAGGCTTAAAACGCGGCTAGTGAAATCTATAGCGTCAGCGGGTATATTATTCGTGACTGTCGTACTGCCATCAAAACCGCCGATGCGTACGTCCCAGCCGCTATATATGGTCATAGCCTTCTAGTTCCCACTGTCGGGAACACTGCCGCGCCTCGTTGCCGTGTTTCACGCTGTATAGCTTCAATAACTTCTTCACCTGAAACACCCTGCACGTTAATCGTTATATAGTTCGTGCCGCCCATACTGTGATTGCCGTTTAACGGCACAACGGCTTCAGGGCCTGCTTCACCTATCAGCGCTAACGTAGGGCTGGTAACTATGCCGCCTTCGGCTAGGCGTGGGATAAAATTTTCTACTTTGTCGAAATTAACAAACGGCCCTAATGCTACATCTAAAGTATCTACCGCTTTTTCTATAGCCCAGTTTATCGGATCTATAACTATGTTATTTAACGCCCATTTAACGGCCCCAACGAACGCATCAGCTAACGTGCTAGCCAAATCGCCAATAGCGCCGCCTATCGCTTTTAACGCCGCCATAAGGCCATCTATCAGCAAACTGCCTAACTTCTTGCCTTGTTCGAACGCGTTGCTGGCTATTTCTTTTACCTTGTCCCATGCGCCGGCGAAATCGCCTTTGAAAATGTCGATAATGAAACCAAAATAAAGTTGAATTTGTTCCCACATAAACTTCGCTTGATCGACAAGAAACCCTATTACTTTGCCTACGCCTTCAGCGAAAGTTCTAAATCCTTCAGAAGCGAAAAAATCTTTAACCGATTTAATAACGTTTTCAACTACCGGCAGTAACTTATCCATAGCGTCCATGATTCCGTCCATAACTTTTATAGCTATCGGCCCTAATTCGGCTAAAACCTTGTTTTTTAATACGTTGAATTTGTCTGACAGGGTGGCGGTGGCTTCTGCTTGTTCGTCTACGATGCCGGTGCCTTCACCTAACAGGCCGTTAAATTCTTTTAAATCGAAATTTCCTGACTGAATAAGTGAAACCATGCGTTGTGCGCCTTCAGCGCCAAACGCCGCCGTAGCGATATTTAGCGCGTCGGTGGTGCTGGTAGCGTTTTCTATCGCTTCTACCGTGTCTTTTAACGCCTTCTGTGGCTTCTTACCGTTCTTAGCGGCATCACGGAAGAATTTGTTTAACGCCGGCCCTACCCTAGTTAAATTAACGCCGCCCTGTTCCATCTGCCCCAATAACGCCGCGGTTTCTTCAGCGCTAAAATTAGCGTTAGCGAAAATCGGGCCAAACGTTTCCATTTGCGAAAGCAACTTATCCATAGGCACGCCGGTAGCTTGGCTGATTCTTAACAGGTCGCCTAATACTTCTTCGCTGTCGCCGGCTGACATGCCAAACTGTGTTAATTGAGCGTCTAACGCCCCTACTGCGCTAGATACATCAACTTCAGCGACCCTGGCGAAATCGAGAAACAACTTGCTGGTGTCTTCTAATTCGTCGCCGGTTAAACCTAAATGAGTGTTTACATCAGCGATAGTGGCAGCTACTGTTTCGGCGCTTTCCGGCACCGTTTTCATAACATCAGTGGCTTGTTCTTTAAGGTCTTTTAATGCTTCGCCTGAAGCGCCGGTGCCTTGAATCAGCACCTTTTCCATTTTCTCGAAATCTAAACCGGCTTTAAAAAACGCGGCCCCTACTCCTACCGCCATGCCTATACCGGCGGTTTTTAACGCCCCGAACGCTTTGCCGCCTATTTTCTCAAACTTGCCTAAATCATCTTCAGACTGTTTCAGCGCTTTACGGAACTTTTTAGCGTCACCAGTAATGGCCACATTCACATTGGTTTTTTTGCCCGCCATTATTTCAAACCGTTTCTATCTAAAATTTTGTCTAATTCATCATGATAGGTTTCGAGAATCTGCGGTTGTTTCTTTTCCATCGCATTAGTTAAAAAAAATGATCCTTCTATGTTTCGTTGAGGCCAGCCCCAATGAATAACAGTCGCATAGGGTAAAGATTTACGGCCTGCGGTGGCGCGCGCTTTACTAGCGGCACCAAACGATTTTAAAGACGCTTTAAGTTTGCCGGATCGAACAGGTACATGCTTAACGGCTTCATCAACAACTATTTCAGCTATTTTTTTGTTTAACTCTTTCAGGTCGTCAGTGTCGCCGGCGGTTTCTTTTAACGCCCGCCGTAATTGAGTGCCGCCATGTATGGTGACGCTTAAGGGTGCTTGTCCTTGTGCCATTGTTACCGTTTCTTGGTTCTTCTGTTCTGTTCCTTGATTCTTTCGTTATGTGCCAACAATAACGCATTTAATAAATCTGGTGTGAACTTTAGAAGATCGCTTAACGGCTGACCTGTAACAATAGCTAATTGTGCCGCCCTGTAGGTCAGGCTTCCTTTACTAAAGGGGTGTCAGCGGGTTCGCCTAATTCTAAATTCACTACCGTTTCTATAAATTCGTTAAAGGGTTTAACTGGCCGGTTTTCGTGGCGGGATTGTTCCCACGCTAACCAGCAGAGGTGTTCCATAGATATGGCCCCTGCTAGTTGTGTTACCGGCTGGTTAAAGTGCCGTTCAAACTTTACATAAGTGCCAACTGTTGGTTTAACACTCCATGTGTCGTTGTCGGTTGTTACCGTGATCGTTAAATCTATCATGTGTAGCCTTTCTGTAGCTCTATGATGTAGCGGTTGTTACTACCCCTGTGAATGGCCAGCTGGTGTCAAAAGTTGCGAGTTCCCCGACACTACCTGAAACAAAAGGCACTTCTGTAACTAGACAACTCACGCTTTTAGTCGGGTTAGTCGCTGATGCTGCGCCTGATGTTGGTTTCACAACTACTGTAGTAGCGGTACCTAACAGCGGGTTTAACGTGGCGTAAACTTCGCTTACCGCGAAATCCTGATGCCATGAAATAGACACGCTGCCATCTTTTAAGCCACCTATGCGGGTGACGTTAGCGTCGCCCATAGCGGTGGTTTCGATCTCGGCGGCACTTTCAGAGAAATCAACTGACGTTATATGGTCGGTTAAATCCACCGAATTTACCGTAACCGTAACGGTTTCATTCATAAAAATAGCCATTGTTATTGCTCCTTAGCTTTACTGGCTGGTTTGTTTGCTTCTAAATGCCCGCCGTCTATTAACGCTTGAAAGTCAATATCGGCTAGGTCTTCATCGTCAGTATCAACAAAACCACCGTTTTTTACGCCGGCTATTTCGTGGCTACTAATAACTTTTAATTTCATGTCGCGTAGACCTCCAAATCTAACTGCACTGATAAGAATACACTATCAGCGAAACTTATAGGGCCATAGTTCGACGCTTCTGTCACTAACAGGGTTTCACACTCACCATCTAACGTTTTGTCTGCTTCTAACGCTGTCGGTACCGTTACCAGATAGTCGTTTAACATTTCTTGACTACTTGAAGCCTCGAAACGTTGCGCAGCTATCAAAATGCTAAAACGTAACGTTTTTAACCCTGCCGCCACTGTTCCCATCGCGTCATGGTAAGAAATCAGGTTAGATGCTGGTACAACTATTGCACAGGGCGGCGTTAAAAAATCCGGCACCGTGTCATAGACACTTACGAACGCTTGAGGGCTACTAACCGCCTCTAAACGTGTTTTAATTTCAGCTCTAATGTTGTCGTAATCCATTACGCCGCCGCCGGTAGCTTCAAGCCCCTTAGTAGCGCGATCACTTCAGGATCGGTTCGGCTAATGCGAACAAATCCGACATCGACACTACCTGCCTGAAACCCTAACGGCGAGCTTTTACGCTGATACAAGCGGGCGGCTATAACTAGCGCGCACTGTTTAACCTGATCAGGTATAGCCATACCGTAACCATAAAACGCCGTAACTTGCACTGTAGGGCGTCCGTAACGATCCCTAGGCCATGCACTACCATCAACACGCTTAACAACCCTGTAAGGGGCTGTATTGCCGTCTAAAACATAGTCTGTGGTTACCGTTAAAGTAGTGTCATAAGTGCCATCTAACGAAGTGTCTGTTTTAACTATCAAACCAGTGGTTTGCGCGATGTCGTTAACGTAAACGGTGTAATCGTCAAACGGTATATATGTTTTGGCGGTAGCTCCGCCAGGTACTTCAAACGTGCGGCCTGTTATCTGATCTATTTCTGCTTCAGCGGCGGCGATAGCGTTATCTATTGCCGTGTTTTCAGATGAAGTGGCTGACGGTATGCCTAAATAGGCTTTAACTAGCGCCTGTGTGGTGTAGGCCATCGTTATTTCTTTTTAGCTGGTGCTTTTTTAGCGGGTGCCTTAGCTGGTGCTTTTTTAGCCTCTGGCTTTTGCACTCTACTAGCGGCTTGTTTTTCCCATAGCTCTGAACTCATTGTTTGCCTTTCCGTGAGAGGTGGCGGGTGTTACCGGCTACCAGCAACACCCGCCATGACTCAATTGTGATTAGAAAGTTGGGGCTACTAAGCCAGTGCCTGAAATCTTTGAAACGCTGGCTGGATACCTGCCGCCCACAAATGTGGCGTACTGGTAAGCAACTAGGGTAACAGTGAGATTCAAACCGGCTGTTTGATCCATTCTAACCATTGCTGGTGATCCGGCATCTTCGAA